GACATGGACACCGAATTCATACATCACAACTGCGCTCTCAACAACATTTCGCCAGTCATTCGGGAATATCACACCAACGGGAAAACGATATATGATTGGATTGGATGTGTCAGGGAGTATGTCGACGTTTATGTGCGCCGGGGCGAAAAATATTACACCACGCGAGGGATCGGTTGCAATGGCGATGATGACACTACACGCCGAAGGCGCCGAAAACGTCCATATCTATGGGTTCAGTAGTGTATTTTACAATTTCAATGGGAAGATTCGCCCCGAGATGACAATTCAGGATGCGATTCGGGCGACGGATGTGCCATTTGGAGCTACAGATTGCGCTTTGCCGATGACGGAGGCGTTGAAAATGTATCGTCAAAATGGGACCGCGTTTGATGTATTTTGCGTTTATACGGACAGCGAAACATACGCGCCGACAGTCCACCCACAAGTTGCACTAGAAGTGTATCGCAAAGAAACGGGGATTGATGCGAAACTAATCGTGGTTGGAATGACGTCGAACTGTTTGTCAATTGCTGACCCGAAAGACAAGAATACGCTGAATTTGGCTGGATTTGATACATCGACGCCGGAGTTGATTAGCATGTTTGCGAGAGGACTGATTTAAAGGCGGATGCGATATGACGCAATATGACGCATCATGGCGTGATTAAATAAAGTTGCAGAATATATTAGTACTTTTTTTGGTAATAATATATTGAATTTAGTTATCTTCTTACAAATATTTATGATTTTTTATTAAATATTAATAAAACGTTAATATAAATACTAGTATACTAGATGCTTATAAATTTATATATTTATGTAACTGTTATTTTTTCATACAATATATATAATTATATAAAGGATTTACCTTTTAGTTATATTACACAAACCAATTATGGATTATGTGAAAAAATGAATAATACATTTTGTATTCGCATTTCATATTTTGTAGTAGCTATTGTATTATATTTGCTAACTATTAAGTTTATTAATATTACATTGCCACAAGACAGTCCAAAAATTGTAAATACAATTACGAATGACAAAGCTTCTTATTTTGGATTTGGTTCTTTAGTGGGGACCGGTATATCGGTACTTTCATATTTTTTTAATATTATTCTTGGATTTTCATCGTTTAATGGTTTTAAAAATAATTCGATTATTGATACAACTAAAAATCTTACAACTATTTTTACTGGAATGATGATGACAAGTTTTTCGGAAGAGTTGATATATCGCGGCTTATTGATAGGCGTAACAAAACAATTTTTAAATACGAATATTTGTGTTCTTTTATCAGCTTTAGTTTTTGGATATGTTCATTTAAAATGTTCACTAAAATATGGTATAGTAGCTTTTATTACAGGTATTGTTTTAGGTTTTGGTTACTTACATTATGGTTTATACTGGTGTGTTGGACTTCATGCTTTATTTAATTTTGTTGAAACATCCTTGTATACAATAACGAATACTAAAGTTAGTAATAAAATAATGGGAGGTGAAAGAAAGACGCCAGATGATGATGGTATCATGACGGCATTGGTTGAGTTAATTGGTTTATATAGTTTTTATTATTTTGGCTATTTTTAAAAATATAAAACAATCGCGTTTTCCTAAATTATTTTCTACAACAGGCGCGCTTCATTTTACGCGACACACTCTTCTTCGTTTTTTTACTCCAACACCAATGTCCGCGTTTGGGATTTATACAACACGTTTCTTTTCTTCCTTTTACAATACGGCACCTTTTTGCTGTTTTACGCATGGTCTCTATTATAGTCTATATATATATAGTATATTATTTTAAATTATTTTAAATTATGCTAAATTATGATAAACTATGCCAAACTATGCTAAATTATACTAAATTATACTAAATTATACTAAATTATACTAAATTATGCTAGTTGTTATTCTAAACAACTAGGTAAACAATATATATAAACAATATAAAAAGACCTTCACCATATTATGTAGCAATCACAATCATACAAAACATAATGGAAGCCGCGGGTGCTGAAGTATCAGCTAAAGCTACTACTAGTATAAATTATACTGATGTTACTAAAAAATTCCAAGAACTGGCATCAATATTTTACACTACCAAGGGATGTATGATTTTAACATTGGACGACACATTTTCAAAACATTTTATTACAACTCATCCAACCTTACAATGGAATGAGGAGTATAATCGTCATGCAGAAGCGGTAGTATTAACTGCTAAAATTAATATAATTATTTTTGGACAACCTTATGAAGTTTACTTGCATCGTCCTATAAAACAAATTCATCGTTGGGAGTATGAATATTTTTTTGGATTTGGTGGACATAATGCAGGGTTCTCCCATGATAGAATCATCCTTACATTTTCGGAAACATTTGATAAGAACATTGATGTTGAATATTTACTAATGACGGGGACATTACATCAAGGTGGTGACGGAGATGAAGGCAGCGAAGCCGCGTGCTGTGTAATCGATGAAAAATATATTAAAAATGCGCTAAAGTTACTAGTTATAGGAGGTTATGTAAAACAGTGGAGTGCTTTTAACTATTTTAAAAAATGGTTTAAGGACCGCGGATTTAATGTAGAAGTTGAAGAAAATAACTCTAATAAGTTTGCATCATTTATTTTTGAGGATTATGTAGTCGAGGAGAGAGGTGGAGAAGTAGAGTAGTTAAATTTATATCATAAAATTTGGCTCACCAGTAATTTGGCGAAGAACATAATTTGTATACGCCACCACGAGCGCATCGGCTTCGTAGTAGTTCCAATATTTGTCCGGGATTCTTAGTTCCGTGCGGCTTTGACTACCCGCACATATGACATTTGTAAAGTTTGTTATCGTACACTGAAACGGATGTTGCGGATAATCATTTTTGACAAACGTACCTTTAAATTTTTGATGTGCGTATTCGGGGCGTTTTTCTTGAATCAAATATGTCTTTCCCGGCACAAGGTCGACAGGATTTACGAGTTGGAGGGGGCGCATTGGTGTGGCGTTGTGTGACTATATCACGAGTAAACAATATAAAACATTTCAATTTTATATTGTTTTTTGTTTTGCTTGAAGAAAATATATTTAAACCATCTTTAATTTTTCACCTATTTCTTTGTAATAGTGTCCATTATATGGGAAATTTTTGGTAAGTGCTTTTGTCAAAGTTTTGTCGCTTATTGCTAAGGATTTAATGCAGTCGTATTTACATTCAAATTCTTTTATTAAGTTATTATTTGCGTCATATTGTCCGACACCATTTTTGTATAACATTGGTGCTCCATTTATTTCTTCAAATTTGATAGTTAACTCTTCGTCGCAATTATTATATAAAACATAGTAAAAACCATTGGCTAAACTATTATTTTTTACTGGATTATCTAATGCTGATAAAGACGTATAACCATTAAAATGTGCTGCTGTTTTTCTGTCTATATACACATTTACGATCTTGGTTTTATCTTTATCTAGTTGAGCTATATAACCTAAATTTTGAACTTTTGTTTCTTTTGTAGGTTTAATTTCATGTACAATATTTGGATCTAAATTTCTTTCAACTAGTAACCATCGAAACCCGCAATAAATAGTGTTTTCTGTTATTGATTTCATTACACTTGGTCTCTTTATATGTTTACTTTCATTCATTGCTTCTGTAACGGATTCATAAACTTTAATTAATTGTAATGTTTCGGGATTTATTTTTTGGAGTCTTGGTCCGAGGTTAGGTATTTGTTGATTAAAGCCGGTAACTATTTTCTTCTCTTGTTGTGAGTTTAATTTATGTAATATTTCTTTGTTTGTTTGTTCTAAAGAATTAACTTTACTTAATAAAATTTTATTAGTATGTATTATTTCCTTTAATAATTCATTGTCGTTGGTTACATGTGTACTCACGGCATTTTCTTGATTTTTAAATTTTAAATTTTCAATTTCAATCAACAACTCGTTTACTTTATAATTATAATTATCTATATTATCATTAACTATTTTTAATAATATTTTATAAGTTAAATTACCTCCTATTAAAAACAATTCATTTTCACTATCATGATTAGGTAGATTTTTTACTATATTTGGTTTTATAGTATTATGGCAATGTAAAAAATGTTCAAAATCTTTACTTTTATTTACACAAAAACAATCAAGTAATACGCATTCCTCGTATTTGCTTTTATGTTCATTATATCTACCTGTAATTCCTATTCTGCTTTCTCCTATTTTTACAACATATGAACCATTTTCGTATGTTTTAACTTTAATAATATAAACCATATTCCCAGCATTGTTAAATTGTTTGAGTAGAAATTTTTCATTATCTAGTTCTTTTTGTTTAATTAATTTTTCTTCCATTTCTTTATTTTTGGTGGTTTCTATAGCAGACATTTCATTTTTTGTTTGTTCTAATTCTTTTTGTTTTTGAACTATTTCTTGTTGTAATTCATATATTCCATTTAACCTTATTTCTTTAATTACTTCACAAACCCAATCCTGAAAACGTTGGGCAATCGGCTTTCTCGAACGAAACAGCATTTTATATAACCCTTTTTCTGTCAAAAATGTAACTTCTTGATTGCCACCAAGGGTGTTCATACTATGAACTACCTTCTCAGATTCATCAAAATCCATAATTGATGTTCTTATATTACTAATTTCAAGAACCACTCCAATATCACTTGCGCGGAATAAAGGGTCGGTTTTTGTTCCTTTTATAACTACTTCTGTGTGCAAGTTATTTGAATTGAATGCTTTTACAATGTCCATGTCGATGTTTATAGGGCGTTATACTATATATAACGACCTTTCTTTAAGTCCTTTATACCATATATATTATTTTTGCTCACCCCACAGGTAAAGCAATATTGCTTTTTGCTTTAATAATCAACAAGCAAAAGTTAATTATTAAAATAGTAGTAAAATTACAAGACCATATATGGTAACAAAATAGCGTTTAGTTGGAGTAAGCAAGACCTCCCATACCACTCATGATACGGAGAACATTGTAATTGGTAGCATAGACACGAACCTTGGCGGTCTTGGTGCCCTCAACGGTGGCGTTGGAGAGAACAAGCTGAAGGGTAGCATTGTCAATGCGGGAGAAGTTGCAGCTGCCACTTGGTTGATGCTCTTCGGGTCTCAGAGCAAACGAGTAAACATTGATACCAGTGTCAGGAGTCTTGGTGTGGTGCTGGTAGGGCTGAACGAGGTCGAAGTAAGTTCCTTCGCGCTCAGAGAAGCGATCCTGTCCGTTAAGCTGGAGCTTAGCGGTGACAACGGGGTTCATACCCCAGCAGTGAAGGTGAAGAGACGTGTGGGTAAGAACGAAAGTACCAGCATCAGAAACTCCAGAGTTTTGGAAAGGATTGCCGTTGGTGTTGAAGTTGCCGGGAGCAAAGTTGGGCTGATCGTAGCCGCCACCAACAACGCCAGCTGCCTCACCCTGCTGCCACCAGTAAGCATTAGATACATCGACGGCACCAGCCTCAGTGAAGAGACCAGAGCCATCGATGAAGGAGCCAGTAGTCTGGGCAATAGCATCGTGTCCACCAAAAGCGTGGATAGCATTGGGGAGAGCATCAACCGCATCAGTGTAGTTGAAAGGCTGAGCACCGAGGAGCCTGTAAAGAAGCTGGTTACAGTCAAGAGAAGAACAATAGTCGACGTTCTGATCGGGCTGAACAATCCAAATGAGCTCCTTAACAGGGTGGTTAAAGTTGAGCTTGATCTTGTTGGAAGAAGAACCGACAGACTCATCACCAGTGAACTGGAGCTGCTCAATAAGGTACTCGTGGGGGTTTTGAGCCATACGTCTGCGCTCGTCGGTATCCAAGAAGACGTAGTCGACGTAGAGAGAGGCAGCAACGAGAGACTGGTTGTAAGCAGTGTTGACGCGTCCACCATTGGTGCCGGTGGCATTGGTAGGAGTAGCGCAGCTGAGAGAGCCGACAGCCCACAAGCACTCATCAATGGGACGAATATCAAGGTTGATTTTGACTTCGTGATACTGAAGAGCGATGAGGGGGAGGGCAAGACCGGGGTTACGGCAGTACCAGAATTGAAAGGGAATGTAGAGAGTGGTTTCAGGGAGAGCATTGCGGGGGGCGCAAACCTGACGAGGAGCATTAGACTGACAAGGGCCGTCAATGGCGTTGAAAGAAGGATCAGTGATAAAAGTCAGCTCGGTGGTGTTTCCTACCATAGCATAGTAACCGGGTTGCTGCTCAAGGGGGAGAGTAAGGTTGTTCCAGATGTGCATCCAGTCACCATACTGGCGATCAATGCGCTGACCACCGATCTCAACCTCGACCTGAGAAATGAGCTGCTCACCAGGGAAATCGAGCCAACGGGCATAAACACCATCCTGGGCAGTGGCTTTCATGGCCTGGTTGATTTCAGGGAGAGTAACCTGAAGGTAAGTGCGGTAAGCCAAATCACCGTTACGAGAAATGGTACAAGTTACACGACGACCAAAATCGGCCTGACCGTTAAAAGTCTGCTCGATTGACTCCATAGCGAAGTTGGTGTGACGTTTGTAAGACACCTTCCAAAAGGTAATCTGAGGGTTGCCAGTGAGATAGACGTCCTGGGCGCCGTAAGCTACAAGTTGCATAAGACCTCCTGCCATTTTTGTTTATTATAATATTGCTAAAGAAAAAAATTTTATAAAAAATCTTAATTAACTTTTTATAAATTAATACATAATAAATAATATCCTATATATTCTACAATATTCGTAATACAACGATTTGTAATACAACTTGTATTGTTGTACCTATTACTGGGTTGTATGAATAGCATTATATAAATAGCAAAAATCATTGAATTCAATCATCAACTACTAGATATAGACAGAGAGAGATAGAGTTCCTTGTTCATTTCATGTTAATATTGAAAACGGCTAAATAGTATTACCCATATTTAATTTTAAAAAATTTACTAAATACTCGTCGGAATATATCTCTGTATGTCTGTCGTGCTTTTTCCTAAAAACATATTTATCATTTTTTTTTCTTATACTCCACCCATTCTCTAAAGTATTCATTAAAAATATCATCAAATATATATCGTTTTTTTGTTCTATATTTATATTCATTTTACCATTATCTATTAGCACTTTTAATGTATGTATACCTTCCTTTAATGAAACAATATCTTCTTTTCTTCTCATTGTTTCTAAATTATTGTAGGATTTATGGCCAATATTATGGCCAATATTATGGCCAATATTATTGCTGTAATTATCTGTCTCATCTTCTCTACGAATATTAGCTTGATGACTATATATTTTATTTACAATTCGTTTGTTTAAATAATCTTCAGTTATAATTTCTGTCGTGGAATCTTCTAAATTTTTTAAATAAAAAATAGTATTTCTTTTCTTTATTGCCCAGTTTTTCTCTAAAGAGTTGATAATAAATTTCATTTTGTAATATGTTTCTCTCTTAATGTTTACAATGTCCAATGAATCTATATTTATTTTTGTCTTTAGAAGAGCCGATGTTTGATTAGTAGTTGAGTCATTGTCAAGCGTGAGGTTATCTTTATTAGACATTTCTAAATTGTTGGATAATATTATTTTATTTTTTATAGAGAAAACATTAATACAATCCTAACATTATTCATATATCCATATCCATATCCATATCCATATCCATATCCATATCCATATCTATATCCGACGATGTTCATACACACTATCGTGTGGTAATATATTTTTATGTATAATACATTATCCTGATATTTGATGTTCTTTTGATAGACTTGCATCATGAAGCATATAAAACGTTTTATTTTCGCTTGAAAAATAACTGGGATAAAGTATACTCCAATCTAAACTTTCATTAAATAAGCCTAATTTTGTATAAACGTATCCGATAAAAGAACTACAAAAAAATCGAGATGTTTTTTGAGGATGGCGATCTTTTTTACAGTAAGCTTCTATCCAATCGGTAACAACTATATCATATGGTTTATCATATACTACTTTGTGTATTTCTTTTAGTTTTTCGTCATTAAAAATGTTATGATACTCTTCTGTCTCTGTAAATTCGATTCTGCGAAGATATATTTTTCCACTATATGTTGTAATAAAATGATCGTATGGTATAAATTGAACGCCAAATTTTTTTGTATCATCGTCGGGATCAGGAACATCCGAAATACCCGATGTCCAAACATATGTACCTTTTAATGGAATATCCGTAAAATTAGGATCTACTACAATCATACCAACATGGGAAAAGTCGCTCTTTGTCATGAATTTAATAAACCAACTAAATATACCCCATGAACTATATTGGAGATCGTCGCATAAAAGAAGATCACCAGTTTTTAATGTTTTTTTATTCAACTCTGCCATTTACTATATTTTTATATTGTATTTTTATATTGTATTTTTATATTGTATTCTATAGTATTATTTATTTACTACGGTGTAAATAAAAAAATTAAATTAGATATAATTATTAAATATTATATATTAAAAAAGTTATACTTATAACATTATAATAGATAGATTTATAAATACATATATATAATAGATGCCATCTTTTAAACATAAAACAAATAAAAAAATTCTTGTAGATAAAAAAAAAATAATGACGCTGGATAGTGTTCATCGCGAGTTACAAAATGAATTTAACTTAATCAATAGTGAATTACTACCGTCATTGGTTAGTAAAAAAAATCAAATAATGAAAAAATTAAAAAATCCCGAAACTATAATAGACATCAATGAAAAAATAGAGTTACAAGATTCTTTATATGATATAAAAGAAGACATCAGTAAAAATAAAAAAAAGATTAAAGATTATTACTTAAACAATAGTAGATTTATTTTTGACTATTTTGAAAACAAGAAGGAAATTACGAATGGAACAAATAAAACCACAATTCTTAATTCATTTTTTAAAGTAAATGATAAGACATTTGACGAAAATGCTTTAACAAGGGCAAATGATAATAACGTCCAAAAGTTTTTTACAAATCTTGACCAAACATTTATTAATATAAATGACTATACTTACGCCACTGATATATGTAAGTCATGTAATAAAGGAGAAATGATTCCTGTCGAACATGAGGGAATTATGGTATGTAATGTATGTGCAAAACAAATTACTTATCTTATCGAAAACGAGAAGCCGTCTTATAAAGAACCACCGAAAGAAGCGTGCTTTTATGCGT